CGAAAAAATTTAAAACAATAGGAAGTGTAACTACGCTATAATGAAACCTCAATTCCAACACGAAGCAACCACGAGCTTTTCCTTATGGCTGGACAATTATTTTGTCAAAAAAGGTGAAGCTTTTTCTAATAAAACTGGAGAGCTATTCTATAAAGAAGATTTTAGAATACCTAGCTACCCTGACGATCCAGCAGGCTACATAACCTATTCAAGTGAATACAAGCAATGGGTATACAATGCAGACATGACAGACGCAGCTATTCCTGATGGAGTTTATGTAGATAGTGGCGATGGATATAAGTTTGTTAATAGAGGTGAAAATGGATTAGTTATAGATTTTGACAATGGTAGAGTTTTATTAAGTGGTGCATACTATGCAGGGGTTCATGATCAATTAAAAATAGAAGCAGATTTTGCGGTTAAAGATTATAATGTATATTTAGCTAGTGAAACAGAGGAAACACTAATATTAGAAAATAAATACAATACAAATAGTAGGACTATACCAGACTATGGTAAAGGTATAGGTATACCTCCTTACGAGCCAGTTGCCCCAGCTGCTTTCATTTCTATGGAGAGTACGAACAATACTCCTTTTGCTTTGGGAGGAGAGGATTTAACAACACTTTACTTCAGGGTAGTTTTGTTTGCTGAAAATTTATACCAACTCGACGGAGCCATGTCCCTGTGTGCCGATGCGTATAATCTCGGTGTCTGCAATATAGGTTACGATGATTACCCCTTAACGGAATATGGAGATGTCAAGGATGGCAATTTTTCTTACTCCGATACAGTTAAGAATTCTACAAAAGTCCCCAAAATAATGTTTATTGAAAATGTAAATTCTTCAAAGATAAGCGATAGGGTTACGAATAAATCAAACCCTGGACTGCACTTGGGTTATGTAGATTTTACTGTTGCTCAGTCTAGGTTCCCTAGGCATTAAGGAGCAGACCAAGCTGTATAGTTATCGTAATAGGCATCTAATTCGTGTAGAATTCCGTTAGATATTGCTGCTGCGTTTCTAACATCTACATTTTGTATAACCGCTGGGCTATAAAAAGTGGTACCTGGCCACCTATTCGTTTCCTGACCTCCGTCCTCTTTTCTTAAAGTTGTACTTGTAGCTATTGTGCAAAAACCTTCAGCATATATTGAAAAATCGATGCCCAATGTTACGCCAAGAGCTCTAGTAACCAAAGCGTTCTGCTGAAATGTTGAGTTCCTTTTTAAAGCCACGAAATTACTTATATTATTAACATTAGACGAAAAACAAATTCTTGATGGTAGCTCTGTATTAGGATTGAATAAACCACCTTGGTATTCTATGGTTAAAATTTTTGAAGAGTCTTCTGCTAGAAACAAATTACCTACATAACTTAAGTCATCTAGATCCAATTCTAAACCTGACACAAAGCCACCTTTATTTGCAGGATCCCTTAGGTCGTCTGTAGGTGATCCGTCATTTATGTTTTGTATGTGCAATCTACTGCCATCTCTAACATCGAAAATTTGAGCTAAGCCATGCCTAGTTCCATCACTAGTATTGTAATCCCTAATAGACCACTTGCATTGAGCAAAATAACCATCCGTTCCTTTGGTTTGTCTGTAAGCTGCAAAGACACCAAAAGTGTATGTTTCCAATACAAAATGTATACCTCTCCAATATGTATTGGTTGTAATCCAAAAAGGTAAAGTTGTAAATTGGTATAAATCTACTCCTGCTGGCAAAGTAGACATAACTGCACCAGTTTTGCCTTGATAGACTCCTGCTTTTTGCTGGGGCACGCCATTCCACTCTGCAGATAACGCTGGATCAGATGCTAAAGTATACCCAACACCTAGTCTTAATTTAATAACTTTTAGTGAAGACTCATTGTATTCAGAGCCATAAACATTTATTTTGTTTATAGGTAAACTCAACATATAACCATTACCATAAATAAATCCTTCGTCCGTATCAGTTTCAATAAAAATATTTATTGTAATAGAGGTGGATACAATCTCGTCATTTATATATTGGTATGCACCCCTTAAGTTAAGAAATCTCTGCGATACGGATCCATCAGAACCAACCGCAAAACCCGACTTATTGTTTAAGTAGTCTGCCCCTGTGTTATTTACATATAAAGTTAATACCTTAGATGATGCACTCTTTGCGAACGACAACTTTTTCTTTTTATATTTTACGAGCGGATTTAAGGTGCCTGGAGGGCTCTCACAGAGAATTTCTGTATACGATGCATCATAACAGGTGCTAACGACCTCTAGGCCACTCCCTGGGTCCACAAGACTATCTAGGTTGGCAGATGTAATTGGTGTTGCGTCTACAATTACTTCCTGACCATTAACAATTTCAACTTCTGAAGCGGTATTGTTGCCTAGCGGGTTGTTAGGGTCAGCTTGCTCGTTGGCTTTTTCTTTATTATATTCACCAACGAGGTCGCTAACCTTTATCCTGAAGGTTTCTTCAACGGCGGAACCGTCAGGATTAGATGCAGCCATAAAGTAATCACTTGTCTTTACAGAAGGGTCTTTTTGAAACTCCCTAAGTTCTCTGATTAATTTATAACTACTCATCTAATTAACCATTCATAATCTCTATGAATTTTTTTGCAGCATCACTGTTTGGAGAAAGAATTGATTCACTCTTTCTCGGGGTGGGAGTTCTCCCGTTAGCTGCTACGAACTGTTTGAAAGCTTTCTTTATTTTATTTTTAAGAGAGAGCTTTGTCCCAGAAGGGAAGATACTGGCAGTTACAGCCATTGCTTGTAATTCAGATAAACTAGAGGATTCTAATTTCTTATCAAGTTCATCAGCACTAGATGTGCCGAAATGATTTTTTTGCTTAAAACCCAAAAGATCGTTGATATCTGGTTGCTTAGTATCTTTTGCTTTTCCGTCTGAGAATTCTATTTGATTCTTTGTTTGTTTCCTTTTCCTTGGCATAATAACCTCCTTTTTCTAGATTTGAAAGAATATACACTATTATAGTAATATTCAGAAACAAAAAATCCACCCGAAGGTGGACTTTTTGAAGAGTCGCTTTGTATCTTAGTATTACAGATCAAGGACGATTCCAGTCAAGACCCTATTATCAAGGATCATACGACCTTCTTCCATAGAACCGTAGTAACCGATCTTGGACTGACGAACACTGTATTGGTCGTCTGCAAGCAAGGACATTTCTGAACCAGACTCAGCGTCAAGAGCAATAGCACGGAATAAAGATTCACGGCTACGATCAAGACCAAGTACCAATTCATCAGAAGATCCGAATGTGAAACCATGGTTAGTGTTAATCTTTCCACCCGCTGTTTCAAGAGCTGCAAAAGCTGAATTCAACTTTTGACCAGCACCGAGCTCGTTGATTTCCATAATGGAAATACCATAGAACTCAGGAATTCCTGCATTACTGTAGATAGCATTACGCATATCATCTGTAGCAGCGATGTCGGTTTTTGCACCAGAATGAACGGGCTGATAAGCGAGGGCACGAAGACCTTCTACCATTTCAGGGCTCATAATAAGATCAGTCACACCTTTGATTCGGCCACCCTCAGGAGAGGAACCAGTCCAAGCTGTGTTGATTCTTTTGGCTTTAGTAAGTAACTTATTGAAATCGTCAAGATTCAATGATGTACCAGCAGCTTTAACAAGGTGGTCATCACCATTTGTTGCAGCATCATAAAGAGCTCCAAGAATCAAAGAAGAGGAAGTACTTTCCATCTTCAAGAGAACTTCTTGAGCGATACGTGTAAATGTTTTTCCAACTACGTCCATACGAGATTTAGCAGCATAACGTTTATCAAAGTCAACAGAACTGTCGAGGCGATAAGTGTTAAACTTCATTTCGGAAACAGTAGGAGTAACAGTATTGGTTGGTAAACCACCAGGTACTGTAGTACTGTAAACTGTTACGTAGTCAGGAGCTGAAACATCATAGTAAAGGTCAAGCGGAATACTTGGGCTATCCATTTCGTTGAACTGGAAGCTAGTGAACAAGTTACTAAGAACTGGTGCTTGATTAATGACTTTGACAAGAACTGGTCCGATGAATTCTGCTAATGCCATTTGTGCTTCGTACGCAACATCTCTGTTGCGGGATGCCATAGCTTTAACAAGTTCAACTTGTTCTTCTGTGCGCTTAAGTGTAATTTTCATTGTAATATATTATGTCCTCTCTATGAATTAAAGTTCCAACTTGATAACATAATAAGAACCATTACCAGTGGAGGGAGCTCCAGCGAAGTAATCGTCTTTACCATACGCTTCACGATCACCAACAGCAAGACACTTGCCGATACGGTTGGTACCTGTTCCGTCGAGTTGTCCGTTAGCTCCAGCGAAGACATCTCCACCTGCTGCAGGAGCAGTCGCTGTATCAACGAATGCGGAAGCAGCCAATGTGATAAGTCCTCGTGTAAGAACGGGTACAACTTCACCTGGAAGGACAGCTTGCATTTCAAGTGCTTTCTGGCGATAGTAGAGAAGTTTTTCTCCATTTTCGTCGTGGGTTAAAGTCTGATTGAGAGTTACCCCCAAAATATTAGCTTCGTCTCCTGCAGGCTCAATTGTGAGTTGAGCGAAGGGATATGCGTTGCCTCCAATGTGGGGGTAGTCTGTTTTGCCGAGATAGCTGTTGTCAACATACTTGACTGGTTCCCATGGCTGGCCATTGGATCCTGTCAAGGAAGCGTTCTTAACTTTAACTAAAACTCCGTTATCGTTTACGCTGTTAGCTCCGTTAAGAACTTGGTCAGCGCTGATCGCGTCTGTAATAGTTTTGTCAAGTGCATAGAGGTTGACAACATCATGCTCGTTGTATTGCCTGAACGGTAATAATCTTAGTGCCATTTTTGTTTCCTCGTGTTTAGTATTGAATTGTTATGCTATCTTCTGAGAAAGCTTGTAGAAATTTTTCTCGAAGCGATTTTTCTTCTTCAGTGCTGGAACCGTTGTTGTTAGCTAATGCTTCGTCTTCGACTTCTGCATTATCAATAGCTTCTTCAACGATTTCTTCTTCGGAAGGTGTTTTTTCGGATGCTTGGCTTTGCAAAGATGCTAAGCGTTCTTGCACTCCAGCTTCGATTTTGTCCTGAAGAGCTTTTTCAGTCTCTTCAAGGTGGGCTTTATTTTTATGTTTCCATAAAACAGACATCTTTTCTTTAAAAGATGCATAAGCCTCTTCGGAATCTAAAGATTTAATTTCATCAGCAAGTAAAGTACGATCTTCGTCTGCAAGAGCAAAAATCTCGTCAAGCTCGTTCATGCGATCATTAAATAGATCGACGGCTTTCTTAGCTTCAACTTCCGACTTGATTGTACCGAGTTCTTCTGATGTTTCTTGAAGTTGCTGCTTGATAGTCTCTAATTCCTGAGCTGTGGATTCAGCAACTTTTTCAAGTTCTTCCTTTTGTCCTAAGAGCTGGTCTTTTTCTGAATGCCATTTTTCACTACGCTCGATAATAGCATCATGAAAAATTTTAGTCATGTTAGCAACAGCCTCTTCAGACAACTTCTTGGAAGATTTACTCTCCTCAAGAACATTTTTGAATTGGTCTAGAATTTCTTGTTCCATAATTTGTTTGTTGTGAATGTTATAAGATTGTACATTCCCTTTTTCTGTTTGGGAAATTTTTTGTTCAGTTTTTATTTCTATTTTCTTAAACTGAAAATCATCTTCTGAGGCAATTAAATCCTCAGGTATATCGTCGTGAGCCATAGTGATACCCTCTACTGATGCAGCGGGATTGGCAGTAAAGCCTATTCCTAGAGGATAAATATCTCCTTTAATTAATCGGTAAACATTTTCTCCTTCTTCAGTTTTACCTGAACCGCCGTAGCATTTAAGGCATTTTGTGAGTTCTTCTTTTTCTTCTGAACTTGTGACTATTTTAGCTTCAGATAAATTTTCACTACCCACTGCGATGTCATATTCATTGAACCCAAGCTCCCAGCTAGCGGAAACTTTATGGTGAAACTCACTAGATTCATCGGTTGATTTTTCTATCAAATTTGCAAAATCGGGGTTAACTGATTTATATACAACAGCTGACAGTGCAATATTAAAAGGTTGATTAGACGCAAGGAGTTCTGATGACTCTGTAATCTTACTACTCTCATAGGAAGAAAGAGATGATCCAACTATATGACCAACAACTTTATCTCTTTGGTGCTCTATATTTGTAGGCTTATGCATGAAGTGATCCTTAATTGCAACCGCCGTTAGCCCATTTATGCCGTCTCCATTTTTATTAAATAGGTTAGCTACTGCAGCATTAAAAGCGACTCCGATTATATCTATATTTTTCTTAAAGTCTATGTCTTGAGGTATCAGACTTTTCAGATCTTCTAAATTCGAAGCGCTTGAAATAAAATCTTCTCCTACTTCTTGTGTCGAAATTTCACTAGCAAAAGACGCAATATACTTGAATGGTAAATTCATACTTTAAGTAGATACACCTTTTTTTTACTTTTTACCATTTTTACTGTGATATAAAATTGCAGCAGGATAAGATACTACCTCATGTTCTACAGATATATTAAGTATTTCAGGTAATGTATTAAGTGTTTCTATTTTATTAAAATCTTGAATGCATTCTTTTAAGGTATCACTCCAGGAAGTTTTTTCAGTTGATACAATAACTGACTCCACTAAATTATCAAGTAAACCTTTTTGGTTCTTGGAGAGCCTTTTTTTATTATAATGAGACTTCATTAATTTTTCAGCATCTTTAGACAAAGACTCTATATCATATACTACAGACTGAATATCTTGCCTACTATATAAATTATCAGTAGATGCAATTGAATTAGTTTTGGTATTGGTTCCTGCTGGTCTGCCCGTTTCCCCAGGAGGCTTTTGTTGGGTTTCCTGAGGGGCTTCGTTTTGTTTTTGATTAGTCTCGACCTGCATATCGTGCTGCTCTTGCTTCATATCCTGGTCTTCTTCTGTAAGTATAGGCTGTGCGGCAGCTAGAGGGGTGTAATAACCTTTCTTCCTATCTTTTATAAGTTTCTCTTGAGCTTGTTGGAGCTCTGAAGGGTTAGGATAGACACCTTGTTTGATTGCGGTCATTCCTTGCTCAGGAGTGATTATGCCCATCTCAATTAATCTAGACGCAACTCTCTGCAGCTGGACTTCATCCTTAATATCTATTTCTACAAATTTTGCAGTCGGGAAGTTTTTAAGACCGACCAGTTTGCAAACCTCTTTTATTTGAGGCTGAAGGAAATCGTTAAGAAATGAGTTTCTTGCCTCCTTTAATCTTTCGAGGAAAATTTGGGCCTTTACTTGTGTACTTGAATAATTTTCTTTGCCGACGATGATATTCTGCAATCCTTCTTTAATATCTTCGTTTACTATTTGATATTTCTCAGGGCCAAGGACTTTATTTAAATCAGGTATCACGAAGTCAGCTTTGGTTGTATAGTCCGCAATTAACGCCCTACCAACACTTTCGTTTAAAAACAGCTGTTGCATGGCTTTTAAATTATTAGGATTAACTCCTCCTTTGTCAGGAGTGTTACCCATGGTAATTAATAATATAACATTCTCTACAGTTCTACTAATTGCTTGGTCAACTTTCTTTAACTCTATCTTCCAATTAATATCATCTAGTACAGGGAACCCAAAAGGGGTAGCAAAAGGTTCATAATCTTGTTTTTTATAAAAAGAATAAATTAACTTATCTGGGTCAAGGTCAATTAAGACACCATCATTCTCGAATGAATTTTTACTTATTTTTTCTTTTGCGTCTTGCGGTAATGAATCGTATACTTCTTTATCGTATTCGGTCTTTGGGTTCTTTAGTCTTTCGATATCGTATTCGCTTAAAAGTTTTTTATATACGCCGTTTTTTTCCTCAAATGTAATACTTCTGCTAGCTACAAAGTCATAAGGGTTAAGAAATACATACCTCATCGGGATTTTTGTGGCCGCAGCGGTTGATTTCTCTGCATATATCTTATTCAACTTAGACAAATCCGAAGATTTAAATTTTCCATCTAGCTTGTACATGAAAATATTACCAGATCTATAAAATTCCCTAAAGTATTGATCTTTGATTTTCCATCCCTGAATTTTTTCTAGCCACTTATATATAAAGTTCTTTGATTTCTCTGATCCGCCATCTAAGTATATATCTGAGTTAGAAAACTCCGCCATAACATCTACAGCATTCCTGAAAATCGGTACATTCGCATAAGCTTTTTGACAAAGTAGTATTGTATCACGAGGAGAGATGAATGAGTCCCTGTAAGAATAAGGCAGGTTCATATTCTTTATGTGAGAATACTTGTCACACGCAGGCTCCCTTGCATTTATAGATCTCCTGGACCTACTCGAATCTGCCGAAGTTGTCTGGTTTACATTCCTTGTATACCCAGCATTACTATAAAATGTTTCTCCTGCAAATACTGGGCCAGTATTCTCTGCAGCGGATGAGCTTTCTAAAAGTTCATCAATAGACTTTTCTTCACTTTTAAACTTATTCCAATAGTCCGACTTCTTAGTGTATTTCCTGGTCATACATTATAATACACAAAAAAGTTAAAAGTTACAATAAAAGTTACTTTTAAATTAAAATAGGAACAAAGGTAGTAGCTACGTCTTCTTCCTCCACATGCATCATATCATAATATGTCTTAATCATCCAGTTTCCGAGTACTAAGGCTGAATAGGAATCCTTCCTCGCCTTGCCTGGCCCAGTCTGTCTCCTTAGGTTGGATGGTAGGTTAAATGTTTGAGTCCCTTGTGGGGTTGATGTGACTTGTATTAATGCACATTGATTCTTTGTATAATTCATCATATCATACTGGTGGTCAACGAAATCAATCATCATTGCCTGGCCTTTCGATTTTATTAACCCTTCCTGATTTGGTATAAAGGTTAAATCATCAACAGGTATCTTATGGCTTATTTGTTGCCTATAATCATTGTCTAGAGCCCTAGAGCCAAACCACATTCGTTTGTGATCGAAATTAGCCTGCAACAACTCATTTGCTCGCCTAATCCAATCAGATGTGGCTTTCCTTAATACGCAAATCCTCCTTCCTTTTAGATCGTATTGCGTTCTAGCTGTCCTTAACTGGTCTTGATAGTTTTCAAGATCATCAAAGTTGGCAGTTATTTCCTCTAGGTTAATCTTGTCATTACTGAATTGTTGACTAGCATTAGCTGCCTGCATAAACTGAACACCACCACCGTAGTCACCTACTATAGCCACAATATTAAAGCTATTTAATAAATAATGAAAATAATTTATATGGTCGTTCATTTTTAATCCAGGCATAGCATAACTATGAACTAATGTACCATTTTTAGAATTATCGTTTAATTTAAATACATGTATTGCGAAGTCATCAGAACTTTCACTTTCAGCCCAACTAGGGTCAAATGCTAAAAGGTATTTTGAATCTTTATCTCCAGCGACTTCTACACATGGCCCTTCTCCGTCTTTTACTGTGCATGCAGCCATGGTGGATGTTTTGAAGAATCCAGAGCTGTCGTCAGTAAATACTGCACCGAACTCACGGTCAAACTGAGATTGACTCATGGTTTGCCTAGATTGATTTATCAAGTTTTGATCGTACAGAGCCTTAGGTGCTACATCATAACTAAAATGCATAATAACTCTATTAGCCTTATCCATTTCTTTCGCTTCCTTAGGGCCATGGATTATTAAGTCTTCAAAAGTTTCATATACTTTGTAAAGGTATTCAAATTTATAACTAGCAGAAGATAAAGCTATTAATTTATTGTTTGGCCATATCTTCCTTTCGTCTTCGGTCATTTTCCCAGAAGCTATTAGCTGGTTTTCCATTTTGGTGAATTTTTCTCTCTCTGTTGGGTTTTGAACAACACTCAAGAATGGGAGTATGACCTCATTGTAAACATGCTCAGGCATCAACAAGAACTCATCAATAATGATCCTGTGAAACCTAAAACCACGGAGCTTAGAACCATCTCCTAGCGGTAAAGCAATTATTTTAGATTCTCCAATCTCGAGAGTCCACTGGTCATTCTTTTTTGATTTTTTTGTAATGCACTGACCCAGAAACGCAGCCTCTGGTTTTTTAGCGATATCTTCAATCTTTTCAAAAATCATTTTAGATTGCCTAAATGTAGCAGCCAAGATACCTATCTGTATTCCTTGGTTGAATATAGCATCCAAGAAAGCATATATAGCAGTACTGAATGACTTTGACATACCACGACTCCATATACCAAGAAAGTAATCTGCCTCTAGCATAGACTTAATAGCTAAGTGCTGAAAAGGAAACAAGTCAACTCCTGCTATGAGGTTTGAGGTGAAAGTAACATTTGACCTTAAAAATTTATACAAATAATACTGTGCCTCCTTATCATCCAGGTATCCTTTTAGATCAAGTATTTCTTGGTTTGTTTTGTCAAACTCAAGATTGTATTTTTGTACTCCTTCTTCCCAAGTCATGACTTATCTAGAAAATATTGCATATCTGTATTCCATAATTTTTTTCCGTGAAACAATAATCTAGGCATCAGGAACTTTGATTTTTCCCTACTACCAGAAAATATAAATTGACATGTACCCGCATAATCATGAGATATAGCCCTAACATTATGCCAAATATAGGAAAGGTTTGATTTGTGTGGACCATAATCATTATTCTCTATAATACTATCGATACTCGATTCCGTAACAATAAAAACATAAGAAGAGAATTCCTTAGCCCTATCGAGCTCTCTACGAAACCTTTGTATACCCGTCGAAAAAGTTCCCTTAAAATCTGATTCACTTTTTCGATCTATGTAAGTATAATCATAATGAGGCTTACCTATAGCATAGTCGCCGAAATCTAGTTTCATAAACATACTGCGCGGAAATTTCAAGGGCTGTTGTTCACGTGTGTCAACTAATATTTTAAGTTCATCAAAAAAACTATCTTCTGTAAAAAAGCCCGCCATTATATTCTTATTGAATAATGGCCTTATTTTCAATTCGTCGCAAGCCGACGAATAGGAACCAAAAAAACTTTTATATAAATCTATATCAGGTAATTTATTTAATAGAAGCTCTATATGACTAGGAGCAAACTCTAACTTCTTTTCTTCTATTCTATTCTTAAGTCGCTTAAGTAAATATAATTTAACATTATCTGAATCAGCATATTCTACCCATTTAAGAAAATTATCATAATTAATAAAATCATTATTAAAATAATCATTCTTATTTTTAAAAGGCAAAAGTTCACCCGAATGCAAATCTTTTCTATTATAGAAATTAACATAATACTCAGCAAGAGTAATTTTATGTATTTTAGATATATGCATATGCAGGCCCTTATCGTTCTTAAAGGACTCGCCGCAAACCTTACACTTAGTAGGCATAAACAAATAATTAATAAGGCCTTACAACGCCTTCAGACAGCATGAGGTCATTGATACATACTTTTGTATCTGAATCGTCATAATATAACTCACCCAGTACACGCCCGTATTTACCACTACCTACTGAATGTAAATATATAATATGCTCCTTGCATGTTTTTGCCAAATGTG